CCATGCGCGGTCATCAGACGGCGCAGCTCGACGCCTGGACAGAGACGGGACTCGTCACCGGCAAGCAATGGATTCTTGCACCTGACGCGTGCGAATTCTGCGAGGCAGCAGCCGCTGCGTACGGCGACGGGTCGCACGCGATGGACGAGCCGTTCTTCGCCAAGGGTTCGGCGCTTGAAGGCGCAGACGGCGGCGTATTCAAGCTCGACTACGAGGACATCTACGCGCCGCCGTTGCACCCAAACTGCCGATGCGATTTGCTTCCCGTGCTCGTCGACGATTATCAAAAGATCCTCGAGGGCGCAGTCGCCGAAGCCGAGGCATACAAACCCAGCGCCGAGACAATTGCCGCAGCCGAAGGATTTGGAACATGACAACGATTCGTAAGCAACTTGAAGCCAACCTCGCGCCTAGCGCTAAGGGATTCACCGCCACGATTACGACCGACACGCTTGACCGTGACGGCGAGATTGTTATGCCCGACGGCATGAACTCGAAAGAGTACGAATCTAACCCCGTGCTGTTTTGGAATCACGACGCCGAGCAGCCAATTGGGCGCGCGCTATCGTTAACTCGCAAGGGCAACGCAATTGTCGGCGAGTTTCAATTTGCGCAGCGTCCCGAGAACTTCCAAGGGTCGTACTTTCCTGAGTTCGTCGCGTCGCTCGTTGGTCAAGGCATCGTGCGCGGCGTGTCTATTGGTTACATTCCCGAGCCAAACGGCACTCGCCACGCCAACGACCTCGATCGTAAGAAATACGGCGCAACCGTTCGCACGGTGTACTCGCGCTGGAAGTTGCTCGAAGTCTCGATTGCTCCGCTGCAAGCAAATCCCGAAGCCGTCGTGACCGCTATTAAGAAGGGTTTTGTCAGCGCGCTCGATGCCAAACGATGGCTCGGCGTTGCTACGGCTATGCGGACAAGCATTGTCGTGCAGCTGCCCCCCGCCTCAAGCAAGAAGACAGCACGGACGATGGATGTTGCGTCGATCGTCCGCGCCGAAATGGCGCGAGCGCGCGGCAGGATTTCGCTGTAACTCGGTGAGTCACTCGGCATTGTGCCTTGCGTGAATCGCCTAACGCAAGGCGTAATTCACCAAGGCTCACCATGCAGAAACTAACACTCGCAGAATTCACCAAGCGTCTTGAGAACGCAGGCGCTCAAAAGGGCGAAGCTGGCGTACTTCATATGAAGTCGCTGACACTCGACTCGTACATGATCGTCGACGCGGAAGGTAATCCCGTCGATCCCGCATCGCTCGATGTTCACATTCGTCCCGCTGCCGAAGTTGTGCCAGAGGCAGAGGCAAAGAACGAAGACGTCGCCGTAGCTACTACCGAGGACGTCACCAAGTCGATTCGCACTGCGATTCGCGACGAACTTTCCTCGATCCGCATCACCAACCCAATCGTCAAAAGCGCAGGAGTTCCCATGTTTGAAATGAAGGGTCGCAACCCAATCAATTTTTCGTCCAAGGAAAAGGCATACCGTTTCGGTCAGTACGTTCTTGCCGCAGCAGGCCGCAAGAAGTCAGCCGAATGGTGCGCCACCAACGGCGTCTTCAAGACGCACACCGAAGACATCGACAGCCAGGGAGGCTCGTTGGTGCCTGAGGAATTTGAAGCAGACATCATTAGCCTCCGCGAGCAGTTCGGTGTCTACCGAGCGAACGCGAAGATGTACACGATGTCTCGCGAAACGCTCAGCATTCCACGTCGCAAGACTGGTCTCACTGCGTACTTCACCGGCGAATCCGCAGCAGGCACCGAGTCGACGCAAGCGTTCGACCGAGTCAACCTTGTTGCCAAGAAGATCATGGTGCTGACCGTGACCACCAACGAGCTTCTCGATGACGCGGTTGTAAGCGTTGGCGATCAGATGGCTGGCGAAATCGCACAGGCATTTGCGCAGAAGGAAGATCAGTGCGGTTTCCTCGGAGACGGTACTAGTACCTTCGGCGGCATCGTCGGCTTGAAGAATTTGCTCACAACTGCAAACGTGCAGCATTACAACACATCGCAATCAGCCACTAGCTCAGTGACCGCTGCTCACCTTGCGTCATTCTTTGCGCTTCTGCCGCACTACGCAAGTGCAAGCGCCAAGATCTACTGCAACAAGAACATCTACCACACGGTGTTTGAGCGTCTTTCGTACGCAGCTGGCGGCGCAACCGCTACTGAGTTTGTCAACGGCGTCCCGCAGTACAAGTATCAAGGCGTTCCCGTTGTGATTAGCCAAGTGATGACTGCGGCTGACGGCGACTACATCGCGTACTACGGCGACCTCAAGCAATCATCGTTCTTCGGTGATCGCACCGAAATGCGCATTGCGTTCTCTGACTCCGCACTCAACACATTCGAGCAAGACGAGCGTGCTGTGCGCGGTACTACCCGTTTCGACATCGTCAATGCAAACGTTGGTTCGGCAACTGAAGCTGGCGCAATTGTTGCACTCGTCCTCTGAAGCGGCGCTGAAGAGTTAACAGAATAAAGGTACAACCATGCACTCCAATCAATCAGACAAAACACTTTCAGTCGGCTCCTCGTTTACAGCGGCAGGCACTGCAACTTCTTCGTATGTTGACACGCTTGGCTATGACGCAGTGTCCATCAACGTTTTTTCCTCAAACACAAGTCCTTGGTCAACGCTTGCAATTCAGCAATCGGACACGACCGATGCAACAAACTTTGCATCGATCTCAGGCACCGTCTGCGGTACTGACTGGACGGCTGCCACCGCTTACGTCACCGCAAGCGGAACGACCGCGGCAAGTGGCGTCCAGTTCAACCTTAGCACCAAGGCTCGCAAGCGTTACCTTCGTGTTTTGCACGGCGGCGCAACTGCGGCAACTTCGGTGATTGTTGCTTCTCTCGGCCAAGCCGCGAACGTTCCCTTTGACGCAACGAGCTACGGCGCGATCACTCTCGTCAACGCTTGACCGTCTCGACTCGAACGAACGACCGGCGGGGCTTCAAGCCTCGCCGGTTGTCTTTTGTCTACTAATGTCTACGGGAGTTGGGCTAGACTTTTTCAAATCGCGCGATACTATGACCGCGCTCTCGGTGACATAGCACCGATGCTACTGTTGTCTCAACGCAACCGTAGCAAATTCTTTTTTTCCCTTGCGGGTAGCGGATTCGGAAGAATGCGTTGCCCGTTCATGCAACCTACTAGACTTGATATTGGATGTGGTGCGCGCTGCGCAGACGGTTTTACGCCTTGGGACATTAAAGACGGCAACGACGCGCGCGCGCTCAGTGGCATTGCCGACGGCTCGCTTGACGCCATCCGTGCAATCCACGTCCTCGAGCACATCCCGTACGAGGAAACTGCAATTGTGCTGCGCGAATGGGGTCGCGCGCTAAAGTTTGGCGGCGACCTGTATGTTGCGGTGCCGGACTTCGACAAGATCATTGACGCGTACAAGGCGTCGCACCCAGACACCGAGCGAGTGCTTCTTGGCGGTCACGTCGACGAGCACGACCGGCACCTTGCTATCTTTAACCGCGAGAAGCTTGCCGAGTTGTTTTCGTTGTCGGGTTTTGACCTTGTCGGCGAATTCCCACCGGCAGCCGACACGTCTGCGCACTGGGTTTCGCTCAACTTGCACGCGCGCAAGACAGGACGGCGTCGGCTTCCGGTCGTGCAAATGCCGGACGTTGTTGCGGTCATGTCGGTGCCTCGCGTCGGCTGGACGGATACATACCGATGCTTGCTTGACTCGTTCTTTTCGTTGCGCATTTCGTGCATACAAACGAGCGGCGTGTTTTGGGGGCAATGTATGACCCGCTCGATGGAACAAGTGATCAAGCAGGGCAAAGCTAAATGGATCCTTGCCGTCGACTACGACAGCGTGTTTGACGCGCACGATCTTATTGTGCTGCGCACGATTGCCGAGGAGTACGAACTCGACGCGCTGGCACCGCTGCAAAGCAAACGCGAGTCCGACCAGATTTTGACGAAGCTCGACGACGGCACCGGCAAACCTATTTTCGACCTTGACGTCGAGCGATTGAACGACGCGCATTTGCCGTGCTTACATTCGCACTTTGGTGCAACGCTCATCCGCGTCGACGCGCTGAAGCGTCTGCCGAAGCCGTGGTTTAACGCAACGCCAGGAGAGACCGGCGAATGGGACGACGGTCGCACCGACGAAGATATTCACTTTTGGAAACAGGCAACCGCTGCCGGCTGGAAGTCTTCCATTACGCCACGCGTGCGCATCGGTCACCTCGAAATACTTGTCGCATGGAGCGGCGACCGGCTTGAGACCATACATCAGCGGATGTCGGATTTTAACGCGAAGGGTCGGCCACAATGCGCGATGCCACGGATCTAGCCATCGTGCTAAAGCCTTGCCTCGGTCACCGCGTAGGCTCCGTCGTAGGCGTCGCGGAGCCGTTGCGTGCAACGCTCGTCCGTTCAGGGCATTTGCGCTGCTTGCGCCCCCCTGAGCCAACGCCGACGCCCACAGCAAAGCCTACCGACGGCACAACCAAACGCGCGCGAAAGCCGATGTAACCGCGAGGAACCCGCATGGCCGTTGATACCTACGCTCTCATCACACTGGCCGCGCTGAAAACCGAACTCGGCATTACTGCGCTTACCTACGACACACTGCTCGAGGACTCAATCGACCGCGCGACGGGAACTATCGAGTCGTACTGTCGGCGCAAATTGAAGTCGCGACGATTTTACGAATGGCACGACGCCGGCGGTCAAGCGCAGCTGCGCGTCAAAAACACGCCGCTCTCGTCGGTCTATTACGTTGGCTACGGCAACCAGCTCGCGCTCACAGTCTCGTCCACTATCGCAAGCGACGTAGCGGTGCTGCTTATTGTTGAAGAGGATCGCATACGCCTAGCACGTCGTGCAAGTAACGGCACCGAGACTGCGACGTCTCTGTTGTTTACAACGTACAACACGGCAGGCGAACTTGCTACGGCAATTGCCGCAACCACTGGCTACTCGGCAACCGTTGGCACCGACTGCCCTGCGCAGTGGATCCGCCGCATCGGCGGACGGGATCTACAGACAACGTCGTGTCTGTTGTATTACCCCGACCGCGGCGACCTCGATGCCGAAGTTGACGCCGATCGCGGCATCCTCAACCTACACCGCACGCTCGCCGACGCCGGACTTCCGCGCGGCTCGCTGTCTGTCCTCATCGAATACGACGGCGGCTATGTGACGGTGCCGTACGATCTCGAGCGCGCCGCAATCATGCTTGCAACCCGTTACTTCTACGGCCGCCAGCGCGACACAGGCGTCACGACGCAAAGCATTGGCGACTACTCCGAGACTATTGCCGTTGGCGACGCGCTCAACGCCGAAGTCAAGGAACTGCTGTCGCCGTATCGGAGACTGCGTTGAGCGCGCTTTCGCTCATTAGCAAAATGGGCAAGGTTGCTGGCCTTCTTCGCCCAACTACTAACGTCACGGCGTATGGCGCAGTTGAGCGCGACTATACGGGCGGTGCTAGTGATATCGTTGCTTTTTTACAGCCACGCTCTGCAAACATAACCGACCGCGCCGGTGGCGATCGCTTGGGCGTTACGTTTCGCGCGTACATCGCCGGCATTGAAGACGTGCGCGCTGATGACATTATTATTTATCCTGCTTCAGGAAACGACGCGTCTCGATATCGCGTGACAGGCGTCATTGTTCCGGATCTCATTGAAGACGCCACATATCCTAATATGCACACCATCGTCGATTGCGAGCGAGTCAGCCCAACAATAGACATTCCAGTATGACGCGATTCGCTCCCAACCCGCAACTGTTTCCCGTTATTGAAGCTGCGATTCTCGAAGCTGCGCGCGTTGGGCTTTTGGTGGCGTCCGCAACCGTCAGTACGATGCTGGGCAAAAAGGGAACGGGTCGCATCTACACCCAAAAGGGCGGTCGTCGGCATCACGCGAGTCGCCCAGGCTATCCACCGGCACCCAACTTTGGGCGGCTGCGCGCTTCCTGGACGGTTGGCAAGACGGTCGGCGCAGATTCAACAGTGCAAAAAGTCAAGCTTAGTCCAACAGCAATAGGATTTCGGCTTTCGTCGAAGTTGCACTACGCGCAGATCGATCGCGGGTACGGCAGAGTCAAGCCTCGACCATACTTAAAACCATCGCTCGAGATCTACCAAAAGACGGTGCCTGAAACTATGCGCGTTGCGTTCAAACGCGCGCTCGCGAAGGCTCTACCGAGGCGTCGCAAATGAGTACACCACTCGCGCAGGCGTTCTACGCTCGGTTGATCTCGGTGCAGACCGCAGGCACGCTCTACGCGCTGTGCGGAGGTCGCGTGTATCTCGACAGTTCACCGGCAGAATCTGAACTTCCGGTCGCTATTATTGAAGCCGAAACTACAACGTCCGAGCGGTTCATGTCCGGCAACGAGCGGCACATACTGACCGTGTCGCTCGGCGTGTTTGCTGATCGCTCGAGCGCGTCAACCGTAGTGACGCCAATCAACGCCGCAAGGACGCTGCTCAACGGTGCGGTTGTAACAATTACGGGATACGATCGAGCGTCTATTGTGTGCAAAGAGCGCGGCGTAGCGTCATTCACAGTCGACGGTTGGACGATATCCGATAGGTACGAGATTCAAGGATTCGCAACAAGTTGAAAGGCTAAAACATGGCACTCGCAGTAGGCAACGACGGCTTCGCAACACTTCCGGCTGGCTACCAACTGAACGTCAAGACGTGGGCGCTCAACGTTGCGCGCGTCTCAAGCGACACGACCGGATTCGGTCACAGCGGCCGCACGCGTCGACTGGGCGTGCTTGACATCACCGGATCCGTTGGTGGAAATCCAATTGTTTCTGCCGCTGGAAGCAACGTTTTTGGACTGACGTCTAGTGTTGGCGCTCCAGCCGAGCAATCCGGCGGCACCATCTCGCTGCACGTCATTGGCACAAGCACATCCGTGACACTCGCCGCCGGTCAAGCGATGATTCAATTTGACGCAGTGTTTGCATCGTGGGCGCTAAGCGTCGACAAAGCAGGCGAGTCAACCATTACTATGAACGTCGAGATGAACGATAGTAATGGCCCATCCATTGTGTGGGCAACAAGTTGAGTTTGCTCGGCGCAGTCGCCGAGGTCATCGCACCAGGCGCACACGACTGGATCGTGTCGCTTTGGTTTCACGACGGCTCGTTTGCAAAGCGCCGCGTCTCGCCGTCAAGGCTTACCGAAGAAGTCGCCTTGTTTCGCGTATTACATTCAATGCGTCGCAAGCCGAGTGAAGTGCGCGACGCTGATATACGCCGATTCTCTGATGTGTCCGTCTGCGCGTCGGCTGATGACGCGGAGCTGAAATCCCTGATTGAAAGGTCGAGATCGCGTGAACCCAGTAGGTGACATTCCATTTGCTGTTGGCGCTGCGGTGCGCGTGTTTCGCCAATTGTCCGTGCGCGAGTGTGTGAACATACAAAAGGCGTCCGCCGAGATACGCGCGCAAGAAGCAATTGTCGACGGCCGTGCAACCGGCGCGTCAGCCGAAGAGCTGCGCGCGCTCGCGTCGGCGGCGCGCGAAAGTGCAAGCCTCGCAAGCGAACTCCTGCGCTACACATTCACGACTGCCGGTGCGCTCGCTGTGGTCACGCAGAGCCTCGGCAGCGAAGCGGAGGCAGAAGTCGTTGCGCTCGAGCTGACGCCGACAGAGCTAACAAGCCTGGCGTACCA